CAATGGTTATCTACATGGTGTATAGAAAAGTTTGTTTTTTTGCATTTGCAAGTCCAAGCCATTCCCCATCGACCCCACATTTGACCTCCCCACTCATCGTTAAAATGCGTAGTTATGTTTGTTAGGTTGTCATATACTAACGGGCCTTGATATAGGTTTTTTGTATCTGGGTATTCATCAATAAAGTTAAATAATTTATCTAAGGTCTCAACGACAGGACATAGGAATACATGGCAATCCATAACAAGAACAAATTCAGTATTAGCTTCTTCTATTATTCTATTTCTAGTTAAAGAAGTTCCATAGGATTCTGACAGGTCGATTACTCTTAATTTATCACCAAGTCCTGTAGATTGCTTTAGATGTTTTACCGATTTTGCGTGTTCGTTATCCTTAGCATTTTCTATAATTACAAACTCAAGCCTATCTAATAGATCTTTCCTGTCGTTAAATTTTAATTCCTTTAAAATATCCTGAATACTAAAGTATACACCATGAAAGTCTGTATGGTGAGCCATTCCAATAGTTATTTTCTTCATTAATTTCCTTTCCTAAAAATAATTTTCCTTGTTTAGTTAATTTAAATAATTAAGGACCAGCCGTTGGGTTAGAGGTAGTTCCTCCTGAGTTTGGATCTGAAGTAGGAGTTGGTGGTTCGGCGGTTGTGGGCGCGGCAGTCGTTGTGGTGGTTGTTGGTTCACCAGTTGTAGTTGTCGTGGTTGGTCGTGGACAATCTTCACAAGGTTGATTAAAACCTTCAAGCATTGTATATTCACGGCCATTTGCATAGTTTATTATAGTCGATTCATGTATTCCAGCAGCAAATTTTTTACATTCATCAAAAATGCCATTATCATAAAAACAAAATGTCTCAGTAAGAACTGACTTATTGTGGAAAGCTATTTCGTTAGCAAAATAAATATGATTATTGCTGATCTCCATATGATAAACTGGAGTGTTATAATCACCGCTGATTGTTTCTAATTTATCTATCGTCACCCATCCATCGTGAGTATATATATTATCTCCAATTTTTAGATTACCTGCAAATTCAGGTATGGTATATAAAGATCTTGAAAATTCTGCATCTATTGATTTAAACCCTTCATGAGTCAAAACTGGATGATCGTGAGTAAAGTAGAAATCTGAATCATTGATAGACACCAGTTTTCTTTCTCCAAGATAATGTTTTTCAACAGCTTCTACAGTATTAAATCCTGAAAGTGTTTTTAATTTATCTCCAACAACAATTTCTTCAACATTCTTATATTCACCATTAGGCATTGAAATTTTAGTACCCGCAACGTGGCACGAAATACATTTATCTATTTCTGAAACAATGTAAGAAACACCTGAAACAAGACCTGTCTCAGAGACCATTGTAAATACACCGCTACCTAAATATTGACCTTGGATGTCTGGACCGCCCGGATATTTTTCTCCACTTGCAATCAAGATTGGATTTATGAAGTTTCCAGAAGTATTGGGGTTGGTAACACTAATAATTCTATCTACAGCGCTACCAAATAAATTTGTTGCAATTCCGCCATCGGTAGTTCCGTAAAACTTATGGGCATCTGGAACGCAAATTTTATTAGACCCACCTTCGTAGTAAGGGTCAATATATATACCGATAATATCATCTTCGTTTTGTCTTTCTGAGTTTTGCGTTAATTTAACGCCGCTCTCTGTAGAAAATCTAGATTCACAGTTTAATTTATGTAAAACAAAATTTAAATTTTCAACGTCAGCACAAGAAGACCCGTCCAATTGCTCTTCCGTATGATTACCTCTTAGCCAGATCAACCCATTCCTTTTCTGGAAATCAAAAACAGCTTGATTAAAGGTAGCGTTATCAAAAAGTCCGCTAAGGCCGGTCATAGGTCCGCATCTATCATGATACCCAAGGACAAGTACACCAGAAGCCGTATCTAAATCTCCATTAATAGCATTTGTAGGCCAATTAGGAATTAATTCATTATTTACAAAGTCAACAAAATCTCCACTAGATATAGCCCTAAAGTTGTTAGTAGGAGGATTGAAAGCAGCAGCGGGAATAACTTGAGAGTCAGTTTCTATACCCATAAACCCACTACCCCAAGGACATGTGAATACTGATGGGTCAAGCGGGTTGTAGCATGTTCCGCTTTCTACGCAGTTCAAAGCTTCTTCCCAAGGGGATGGACAGTCTATTTTTTCGCAAGCGTAAGTTAGATAATTCTGACTAATGGTAATATCGGTAACGACATTATAGAAATCCATCGTAGGTAGATTTGAATCACCGCTAGCGCTAGATATTAACACGCTCTTAATGCCAGAATCTAATACATCTTGAATACTAGAGTCTATTTCTGGCGTCATGTCGCAAGAAGCTACAAATTGAGGGTCTTCGGTCGTAGTTGTTGGACCGCTAGTAGTTGTAGTTGTTGGACCGCTAGTAGTTGTAGTTGTTGGGGGAGATGTTGGATTAACTATCGGATTAACTATTGGAGATGAAGTGTCGGTAGTGCAGCTTACCCAAATAGGTCTCCATTCTTCGCCGTGTCTAAGCGCTTGTCCGTATGTCCCGTCAGTTATGGACAAATTTACATCTCTGTTAATTACATAAAAGGCATCGCCACTATGACAAGAACCCTCGCATGTGTGGTATTCTCTAAATAAACCTGAAGTGGGTGAGCAAAATGCACTTGGTGCAGATATATCTTCTTCAAAGAAACCTTCTTTATATCTGACCCCAGAACCTGAGCCGCATATTGTTTCACCACCAACTGTTAAATTGCCGTCTATATTTACATCTCTAAAGAAACCGTCCCATCTTAAATTAGGATTACCTAAAGATAAACCTTCAAAGCATGGTATGATATTTCCATTTGATTTGACGTTGTTGGGGTCTGGGAATATTAACATCCCGTTAACAGATCTCCAAGCCCTATTTACATTTCCTAAATCAGAAACTCTACTGGTTGTTGGAGACACATCTCCAGACACCTGAAGTGTTCCATAGTTATGAATTTCATTTGTACCAACTGCTAATTTAAGCTCTTGTAAATCACCTCTTAAAAGGGGCGTTCCAGATCCGTCTAAGCAATCTGTATTAGAAGCTTCTGGGTGCGAACCTAAGAAAAACTGATAATCTGTGTTGGTGTTAATATAGTATCCGGCACCATGACCAATTGCTATATTGTAATTACCTTTTCTATTATTGTATAATGTTTTGCAACCAACAGAAACGTTTCCGTTACCTTGGATATTAGAGGCGCTTGAAGAGTACCCAACAGCAGTGTTGCAGTCACCATCTAAATTGCAAGATAGTGAATAAGAGCCTAAAGCAGTATTCCTGTCACCAAAAACATTTCCCTGCAAGGAAGCGTATCCGAACGCGCTATTATCTTCGCCGTCCTCGTATGGTAAATGAGTTTTAGTTAATGATTGTTCACCAACACTTGTTTGTCTTAATTCAACACTTTTTATATTTTGAGAAATAAGAGTATGACTTTCTAAAGTCTTTTGTGTTGAATCAACTAAATCAGTAAATGCATCTCTAATATCTTTTGGGGATATTTGCTGAGTTATATTATCTGGAAAATAATAATTCAGACGTTGCAAAAACTGATTTTCTGAATACTCTGCCATTTTTAAACCTTAGTTAAATTTTATTTGAAGGTTTGTTACGTCGAATTTTACTGAGTCGCCTTTATATACAATTCTAGGATTATCAAGAGTAGAGTGCATTAGTAGGTTTCCGCCACCATAAGTTGAATCATCAACAATAGCTATACCTGAAACATAACCCCAATCAATAAGCGCTGTCTCAAAAACAATTGAGCCAGAGTTTTTGATAAGACCGCTACCAGCGTCATGATCGGCTTGAGTGTACATCCACTTTGCGTCACCACTAACAAGAGGGTCTCCAAGAGTAATTCTAGCGTAGCCAGTACCACTACCGTTTACAGATTGTGGAAGTTCTGGAATTGTAGATCCAGTATTAGAATCTAAAGGGGAACCACTACATAAAGCTATAGCAACTTCAGTAGGTTTTGGAAAAGACTGCGATCTAAATATATGATGTAATAAACCAGACTCCAGATAGTCCGACAAAGCATTGCTCATTTTAAACTCCTATTTCCTAAAATATATAGAACATTTGTTTATTATACACGAAAAAAGGGTTTCCCCTGAAAAGAAGAAACCCTTAAAACGATTGTCTATAGACTGAAGCTAATTAGAAGGAGCCGAGAAGAATTCTTCTGTTATCCAAAACGCCAAAGCCTAGTTCTGCGGTTCCGTAGTAACCAGCTCTCTGTTGTCTGTGAAGAGTAGGATCTTCAAAGACCTGAAGCTGCTGGCGGATTGGCATTACGAAGCTGTCCTTAGCGGACTGATCCAAGCCAACTACCAATTCAGCATCACTGTTTGGACCGTATTGACCGCTAAGTGAATTAGCGTAGAAGTCTTGGTACTCTTGACCTTCTCCAAGCTCATCAAGATCGTGAAGGTTTACACCGAAGATACTGGTGATTGGAGCGCCATTTTCTGGAGCGTTGTAGATCTGAGTCCTGATAACGTCAGAAACTTGATCTAGACCCCAGTTACGCACGTCTTCGAGAGCTTCTGGTGAAACGTAAAGGTCAGTCATGCGACCACGATTTGCACTTCCGCTATTACCACCAGCATTTCTACGGGTGATGAGTTGCATGAGGCTAACAAGTCTCTTGGTGAAGGTGCCTGCGGTTGCATCGCCATCATAAACAACGATGTTGCGATCAACACCAGCAGCAAGAAGAGTGTGCCATCCGTCATCATTCATTTTCTTGACGAAGCCAGCTTCCATAACTTGCATGGCGCGACCAACAATATCCCAACGAGCTTCACGGGCGTATCTTAGAAGATAGTCGATGCTGGAAGTGATTCCGTAGGTTGGAATCATGACGTAATCGCTTTCGACTGATCTTTCAGGAATACGACCGTGACCGGGATTGGTGTACGCTACGTGTTCACCTTCAAGTCCGGGACTGATAAGGTCAAGCGGATATTCCGTTGAAGAACCAGCTTCTACAGGAATGTTCTCGAAGATGTTTCCGAGAATGTTACCAACCAAAACCGCTTTGCGAAGTGGTGTTTCAAGAGCTTTTGCGAACTCTCTTTGAGCTGCATAAGCTTGTTCTTGACTGTTGCTACCAGTATCACGAAGAATTTGAATAAATTCGTCGCTAGGTCTTTCGATATTTGACATTGTATTTATCTCCTTTTATATTTTATTAACCAAGGCTTGGAAGATTGATGTAAACTTTTGCGTATCCATCAGCGTCTTGTTGAGACATAAAACGTCCAACAGCTTGACCGCTAGTAGAAACATTTGTTAGGTTTCCAGCGGTAGCAGATGCATAAGCAACTTGACCCGGAACGATAGTAACAGCGTCGATGTTGTCGGTTACAACCCAGCCACGAGTCAAAACAGTGACTTTACCACCTTTTTGAACTTCATCTTTATATTGATTAAGGTGAGTTCTGGTAAGGTCTTTGTTTACAACGTCATTCAAAAGAATACCGACAGGAACAGTACTGGTAGTAGCTGCTGCGTACTTAACTTTGTTTCCGCCTTGGTCCATAGCTGCGCCGGAAGCAACAGCTGCGTCGATAAGAACAACGCCACCACGGGTGGCAGTGTCTTCATTGTAGAAAAAACTGATGTCAGTTGATTCTTCGTATCTATCTGCTTTAAGAGCCATAGTATTTATCTCCTATGAAATTAAAATTAGTTATTTTTAAGAACGGTTTCTACCCAGCTAGCAACACTGGCGCGAGCTGATTCTACTTCATTTTCTTCAGCGACTTCAACAAGAGTAGCCTCAGAAGTTTCTACATCCTCAAGAAGTTCTGGAGTTACTTCAGCTTCAGCTTCTTCTTCGTCGGCTTTAGCTTCTTTTTCCTTCTTTTTCTTTTCAATAGCTTCCTTGAGTTCTGGAGGCATACCAGCTTCTGCTTCTTTCTCTTTCTTGTCGCCGTACTTGTCAGCCTTCGGTTTTTTTCCGTACATAGCAACAATAACGTCAAATGCTTCGTCGTTAAGAGCATCGAAAGCGGCGAGAGTTGCCTCTACGTCTTCTTGCTCAAAACCAGCTTCGACAAGGGCAGCCATTCTTTTCTGCATTTTTTCTTTCTTCTTCATCTCTTCCATATGCTCTTTAGCAGATGTAAGTTCGTCTTGAGATTTAGCAAGAGCGTCTTCGAGTTCAGCAACGCGAGCTTGAGTGCTTTTGATGCTTTCTTCGAGTTCAGCAATACTTGCGTCTTTCTCTTGAATAGTTCCTTCAAAAGCTTCGACCTTTGATGCAAATTCTTTATCTTTTGCTTCTTCGATTTGAGCTTTAATTGCTTCGTTTTCAGCCTTAGCTTCTGAAAGCTGGGTCTGAACTTCAGCCAACTGCTTTTCCAGCAAGTTATCTGACATATTAAGTTCTCCTATATTGAGATTAGAATTATCATCTAAATTAAATGCAACTGATTTTAAAATAACACTTCTTGGGTTAGCTGGTTTAGAAACCAAACCTTTACCTGAAAATGAAATGTTTTTTAATGCACGACCAAGTTTATATCCATCATACTCTCCACTACCGCCATATGCTCGTAAGTGCTTAGTCAAAAATGCTGACTCTTCATCTCTAGCTAATATCTTATGTTCATCATTAGGATTAGTTAAAGCATAATCGAAACCAGCAAATAAGCACTCCATAGAAACATACCACTTACCCTCCTCTATTTCGGAGATGATTTTCTCCATTCTTTCCCGATTTTCATCGCCAGTCCAACTATTATAGAGAACAGCTTGAGTAATGATATCAAAATCCGTAGGCATCTCTGCGTCATTTGCAACCGCCTTTCCGTCTTTCGTTAAAACATAACTACCAGTGATATGTCCGATGATGTCATTTTCATCGTGCATAAAGTTAAACTGTTTATCTTCAGGTGTGTTTCTTGCTGCCCAAGTAGGCTCTGCTAGAAAAACATCGTCATTCTTGTTCCAGCCACAAGAAACTAAAACAGACTCTAAGTAATATAAGTCTATTTGATCTTTATTCTCAGCAATTGCCTTAGCAACAATTTCTTCAGGGATATCCCTTTGAAAAGTTGCTTCAGAGCAATATGCAACACTAGCGGTACTCTTAACGAGATCGCCAATGCCATCGTTTATTTCATGTTGATATATTTTTATGCTCATGTATTACCTCTACATTAAATATACACAAAAATTTTTATTTTTTAGAAAATCCCTATTTTTGGCCTATAATGGACTCAATATAAGTACCAACGACCGCCTTCTTGTAGACTTCCGACGTTAGATTATTATTCTTTAAATCTTTATATTTATTAGGGATATTGATGTTTGAGGAGACAGCTTTGAATAAATTTTCATTGCTAAGTTCAGACATAGGTTCTAGCGCCAAGAAAGCTGACAACTTAATTGTATCAAGTTCGTTAGCTTCTTCTTTTGTTAATTGTCTTAGGTTAGCTTTACTTTTTACTTCCAGATAACCTTTATTCAAAAACTCTACCGATTCAAATGCGGACGTAGCCCACACTACTAATTCAGCAACTCCCGGCGTTGACTTAGGGGTTTCAACCCTTTTCTTTCTTGGTCCTTCGTCCAGTTTATTAGGAGGGCGACCATTTGGGTTTACCGGCTTTTGTTTTTCTTTCTTTTCTACAACCTTTTCATTTATTTGTCCCTGCTTTTCCATCTTTTCTATTTCAAATTGTTTATTTGGGTTATGAAATGGGCTAGCTTTTTCCGGCAGGCTTTCTCTTGATCTATCTTTATCTTCTCTTTTTAGTCTCATCTTTTCTACAGATGGAACTTCTTTAAATCTTTCGAGAACTGTCTCGTGCGAAATAATATCCCTATCAGCGAGCTGTATTAAGAGGTTCTTTTCGGAAGCCTCATCAGACAGGCTCATTTGATCGTATACTATGTGAGCAGATTTTCTAAAGCCCATAGCTTTTCTTACATGTTCTACTTCCTTTTCCCAGAACTTAGTAAGTTGATCTCTACCGTATTGTAGACGTTCAACCAGTGTTTTAAGGGATATAAAATTATTAGTGAAACCGCCACCATTGCTAGCCATTCCAGTTAAGGTTGGAGGGACACCCAATCCTGCATAAATACTATTCAATACTGATTGATATTTTTCAGAACCTAAAAACTTATATACCTGACTATTTGACTCAGTGTAAGAAAGCTCTGGACCCCAGACTAATTCCATAGTACCGCCACCTACATTACTAGCAAGAATATTTCTTAGTTTATTAATAGCGGCTTTGTTTGGCAAGATTTTGTGGTCTAGACTACCTAATGTCCAAAGTCTGATATTAGATATAGCTCCATCAAGAGCAGACATGTCGGCCAGCCTCATCTTCTCTAACATAATAATATCGTCTAAGATAGCGTAAACAAGTGGGTGCGCCCACTGTTGCCAGTCATCTTTTTTATAGTAACATATATGTAGTCTGTCTTTATCTAGTTCTATCTTTTTATCGCCACGCTTTATTTGCTCTTTAACGCTTGGCGGTAGAGTATCTAGGACATGAGAAGGTATGGCTCCATTTTTAAAATTGTCAAAGAAAGACGTTGCAGTTATTTCTAGATTGCTAACACCTAAGAACATGTTAACGTTACCATCTTTAAAGTTAATATTTAAAGGGTTAAAGAAGTTATAACGCCAAGGAATTTGATTGCTCTCTATCTGTGGTACTTCTACGGTTATATCTTGACCGATAGATTTAATATATTTAGAGATGTCTGGTGTAATATTAGCATAGCTTTTGTATACTATTGCTTGGCCGGTTCTATATAGATTGTTTAGAAATCTTTCTGACCTCTCTTTGCCGTCAACTTTTTTGAACCACTGCTGAAAGAATTTTTCAACGCTTTTATTTTCGTGTACTATGCTTATACCTTGACAACCGAAGTCACCCATCAAATCAATTACATTGCGAATGATTCCAACCTTATCGTATGCATCCATGCACATTTTGATAATTCTTTTACTTCTAGCAGGTACTTGTTCTTCCGACCTAAAAGCATAGTAATCATTTTTAGTAAAAGAAGGTCTGACAGATCTATTTGGCTCAATGTCCAAAAAATCCCGGTAATGAGAAGCTTTTGCTACGCCCTCATATGTGTCAATGTTATTTGACATCTGTTGTAAGGCGCTTTTTTTGCTGCTGGAATCGGAGTCGTCCCACGTTATCATAGTGTCTTCGCTTGCCATGTTTCCCTCAATTGAATTGTAATTGGACTGATGTGTATATTATACACATTAATACACATCTTTCATAGAATTGGTAAACCAACTTGGTCCAGAGTACATGGTCTTCTCTTTATTTTTGGCTTTTGTGCCAGTCGCAAATCCACCATAAAAATTATACTCAGCTTGTTCTGGAGTCCTGTCTATTATTCTAGCCGCCATATTAGCCATAAGTAAAGAAGAATATCTATCTTTTCTTTGTTTTCCTTTTTTACCCGTTCCAACAACTGTTTCTGGTGTATCCCACTTATCACGACCGGAAGCTGTTTGGGTCATTTGAATCATAGCAAGCTCGTCTTTAAGTTCTTCTATCTCCATAACGCATTGCTCTAATGTGTCAAACATTCTACCCTTTAGTGCATCTTCAGCGTTTGATATACCTAAACTAATTGAGTCAAATCTTGGGAACAATAAAGCCTTATCTTCAAAGTCTTTTCTCATTCCATGATTGGCTTCAGCTAGCCACTCGTGTTTTGCGAATTGACACATCTCTAGTATATGCAAACCCTGTTCGCCGTCAGTATCTTTTGGTTTATCGTCGTCTATAACAGGCCATATGGGTAGTTCGCCGTCTTGTATCTTATCTTTATCGTGTAACCCCTCCATGACAGCTATACCTCCACCCTGAGCGTCTAGCGCTATATGTTGACACGGAAATAACTTCATGAGGTCACGGATCTTCCTAACACAATAAGCATAAAAGTCAGTCTCTTTAGAATATCCTCTTTTAACCTTCTCTTTATGTTCACCTCTATTAGTGGTCCAGCAGTGAACTATTCTTCTATGTCCATTATGTAATTCTAATACTACAATACTAAAATTATCAACCTCAGAAGCAGGGTCAATCCCAAATACATATCTCTTATCTTTATCGCCCATAAGTTTAGCTTCAAATACTATAGGGTTTTTATTTATATCTAATATAGCTTCTCTATTTTCATTACCTTCATTGGCTACGCAAGACTCTATGAGGGTACGTTTAAAAAATCCTTGAGAGTCGCGCGTAAAGCACGCCCCGAACTCCATTTGATAGATACCAGCGTGAACTGTCGCCTTAGATCTAGCGACCTGTGAGGCATCCATAAAGCCCTCTGGTAATAACTCATAAGGAATACGAATTATAGAATAATCTTTCCAGTTAAAATCTTTAGGTGGATCTTCACCAAATATATCTCTAAGTCTAGCCTGCTTACCTTGACTTTTAATTATAGCCTTCCATTTTTTCCAGTAGTCGGCAAAATGATTAAAATCATAATAAGCAGTACCACTTAAAATAATTTGGTTG